CTCGATCCAGAAACCGGTAAACGCACTCTGATCAAGCGCACACTTCCCGCCGACACCCCAACAACCAATGGCACTTCTTCTTCGGAAACGACTGATTCTGATCGAGACGGAATCAGTGTACGGAACGGATCCGACTCCCGATGGAGCGGACGCCGTTCTGGTGAGGGATCTGAACATCACTCCTCTGCAGAGTGATGTCGTCAGCCGCGATCTGATTCGCCCTTATCTGGGTGCATCGGAGCAGCTACTCGCCAACACTCGTGTTGAATGCACCTTCAGTGTCGAGCTGGCTGGCTCTGGCTCTGCTGGCACTGCTCCTCAGTACGGCAAGGCTCTGCTGGCTTGCGGTCTGGATGAAACTGTTGTTGCTGCTACGAGCGTCACCTACGAACCGGTTTCCAGCAGCTTCGGCTCTGTGACCATCCATTACAACATTGACGGGGTGCGTCACAAGGTCACCGGTTGCCGTGGCACTTTCGTGATTAACGCGAATGTGGGTGAGATCCCTACGATCGACTTCACCTTCACCGGCATTTACAACACTCCCGACGACTCGGCACTGCCGAGCGTGACCTATGCCAACCAGGCCACCCCGCTGGTGTTCAAGGAGGGCAACACTGATACGTTTGAACTGCTGTCCTACTCCGGGTGCCTGCAGTCGGTGACCTTCGACATCGGTAACACGCTGGTGTATCGCGAGCTGATTGGCTGCACCAAAGAGGTGCTCCTGACCGATCGTTCTGCGAACGGCACTGTGGTGATGGAAGCTGTCACGATGGCATCCAAGAATTACTTCACCGCTGCGTTGACCGATCAAACGCTGGGCAACCTGACGTTCCAGCACGGCACCACTGCAGGCAACATCGTTGATTTCGCTTCCAGCCGGATCGACATTGGTGATGTGTCCTACAGTGACCAGGATGGCATCGCGATGCTGAACATCCCTTACACCGCGATCCCGTCCACCGATGGCAACGACGAGTTCAGCATCGTGTACACTTGATCGAGGTCTGGCGATCGGGCGAGGGGACCGCGTTGCGGTCCCTTTTTTAATGCGGTATAGTTTGCAAGAGTCTATTTTCACTCATGGCTTTTATTCGCAAAAAGGTTAAGACCTTTAAGTGGCCTGTGACCATTGAAGAGCCTGCTGATGGCGGTGTGTTTGAAGAGTCTACGTTTGATGCTGTTTTTAAGCGTGTGCCTCGTTCCGAGTTTCAGAAACTTGCTGACAAGGGCGACCTTGAGCTGCTCAAGGCTGTGTTGACTGGATGGGAAGGCATCGACGATGAGGATGGCAAGCCTGTGCCGTTCTCGCAGGCGACGATGAAGGAATTCTCTGACGATCCGTATTGGATTCGCGGCGTACTCAAGGCTTACACGGAAACCTTTGAGGGAGCCCGTCTGGGAAACTGAAAGGCGCCGTCGAGTATTGGTGTAAAGGCGGCAAGAGGGTAGAGGACAATACTGCTGATGACGCTGCGGCATTCGGATTGAAGCCGCAGCGCAAGCAGGCTGCACCAGTTGAGCAGCATTACGAAGTGTGGGAGGAGAACTGGGAATCGTTGATGATGTTTCTGCGAATGCAAACGCAGTGGAACGTCACAATGGGCGGCTACGTCGGCCTGAAGTACGAGGTGCTGCTCGGTGCGGGCGGCCTGATGTCGCTGTATGATGTAGATAATCCACGCGAGCTGCTTGAGGACATCCAGACGATGGAAGCAGCCGCGCTCGCAGAACTGAACAAAAAAGATGGCAAGTAAGACTGTTCAGCCTATTGCTATTAAGCTCGGCATTGAGGGTGGCGAAAAGCTTGCCGCCCTGAACAGGTCTTTTCGTGATTTATCCAAACAGGTAAAACTGTCTGACGCAGATATAACTCAAGCCACAAAAGATATTGTAAAGTTTGCAACTGAAGCTGGCAACAGCGAAGCAACGATCAAAGGCCAGATCAAAGCTTTTGAGGGGCTTAGGGAGCAGGCAGCGCTTGGTGGGAAGGCGTACACCGAGTTGACTCAGGGAATTTCCAAGCTTCAGTCAACCCTTCGTGGTTCGTCTGATGCTGTTGAACGCGAAAGGTCAAATCTTGTAAAGCTAGGGTCTGCCTCGAAGAACAGCGCAAAAGACTTGCAGTATGTAATCAGTCAGCTTGAAAAATTAAAGTCAAAGGTAAGAGAAGATTCGGCTGCGTTTTTGCAGCTTGGCAAGGACATTAAAAATCTCAACGTCAACCTGAAAGAGGTGGAGATCAGTGCTGGTAAGGCGCGTTTTGCCATAAACACAATTCTTTCTGCCAAGCCGGAGAAGATTACTGGGCAGATCGAAAAGCTTAGCGCTGCTATTGCCAGCGGGACTCTTGAGGCGGAAGACCTAAATATAGCCTTACGCAAGCTTGAGCTACTAAGGGTTGGTTCTGGAAGAGGGCCAGTCGCCTTCCGGGCGGACGTGTTCTCCTCTCAGCTTGGTGTTGATTACTTTGCTCGATTGAGAAAAGAGTATGGCAATCTTGAGAAAACTCAGGCTGCTATTTCGCAGAGAATCTCTGAGGTGAACACAGAGCTTCAAAATGTAAGCGGGTATGAGCGTCGCCGTAGTCTTACACTTGAGCTTATTCGTCTCAACAAAGAGCTTCAGCAGTCAATCGTCAGCGTAACGACACGTGAGCAATTCCAAGCGATGGCGATTCGCCAGCGGATGGGCAGCGCTCGCGAATCGTATGCCGCCTCTGGCTTTGGTGCATTTTCTGCTGAAATACGTCAACGCACTGCAGGCGGCGAATTCACGCCTGGAATGCAGCGGGCCAGGGGAAGGGCGGAAGAAAGAGCAAGGGAAAGGCGGGAGTTGGAGCAGATTGCCCAGCTACAACAAGAGATTAATAGGCTTGAAGGCGAATATGTTGATAGCGCTAGAAGCGCTGTGCAGACAATTCAGAATCTTCAATTGAAGCGTCATGAAGAATTTATGTCTCAGATTGCGGCAGAAGACGCCGCGCAGAAGAAAGCCTTCCAAGAACAGCAGTCAAGAGAAGAGCGCGAGTATCAAAGAAGGGTTGCTATTGGCAGGCAGATGAGGACTGGTGAGTTTGCATCGCGCAGGCTCATTGGTATGCCGAACCAAGAGCTGAGTCAGCTTTACGGCGGGATTGTGCGAATAGGACAAGCTGATCAAATGAGGCAGCTTGAAATGATGGGCAGAGGGTATGATGAGGTGGCAAATGATATAAGAAAAGTCACCGCTGCCTCGAACGGAAGCGTTTCTAGCTTGAACGCGCAGCGATCGGCTTGGTCTAGCTTGAGAGACATCCTAGATCCTGCTAGCCAGCAATTCAAAAAAGTCACAAGAGAAATTGAAAGAGTTGACAAAGCGTTAGAGAAAACGCAGCGCCGCCGCCGTGGCATGTCCCCTATGCAGATAACCCAAGCTGCGGGTGCTGCTATTTCAGGTGGCATCTTTGGTGGACCTGAGGGTTTCTTGGGTGGTGTTGGTGGTGCATTGCTTGGCCGCGGCGTTGGCGGTGCGTTTGCTGGTGCTGCCGCTGGTGCTCAGGTTGGAATGATTCGGCAGCAGCTTGGTGGATTTGCTGATTATGCGGCTGGGATTCAGAAAATGCAGATTGCGCTTCGAGGCGTCGCTGGATCGCAAGACGAATTCAATCGCGCAATGGCAGCGGCATCAAGCGTTACAAAGGAATTGAATGTTCCCCAAGATGTCGCCATCCAAGGAATGACTCGCCTGACCGCTGCCGTGAAAGGCGCTGGTGGCGGTGTTGCTGATGCAGAGCTTGCATTTAAGAATATCAATTCTGCGATTATCGCAACTGGTGGCGGCGCCGAGCAAGTCGAAGGCACTGTAACCGCATTGGTGCAGATTTTCAGCAAAGGCAAAGTCTCTGCAGAGGAAATTAATCAGATCGCTGAAAGGTTGCCTGGTACATTTAATAAAATTGCCGCAGCGTCTGGAAGAACGGGGCCTGAGCTTACAAAAGCCTTGCAAGATGGCAAAGTTGGGTTGGATGATTTGATGAAGTTTTTGGTTCAACTTGGCGACGACTATAACGCATTGGCCGAAAAAATGGCTGCATCTTCTGAATCTGCGGGGGCAAGACTTCAGGTTGCATATGATAAAATGCGACAAGAGGTAGGTAAAACGTTGCAGCCTATTGGTGCAGAGTTTCAAGCCGCTTTCGCCGACTTTATTGAAGATGTAACTCCTGCGTTGGTTGCAATTCTGCCAAGCATGGGGCAAGCGGTGCTAGCCCTGGCCAAAAACATTGATACCCTTGTTGTCGCTGTTGCGTCTTTTGGCTCAGCCTTTGCTGCGATTAAATTTGCTGGAATTATTTCCTCTTTGGGCGGCATTGCTTCTACTGCGGCTCTAGCTGGAAAATCTTTGGCCGCGATGAATTTAGTTGCAATGGTAAACCCAGCCTACCTGTTGGCGGCCGGAGTTGCGGCGATTGGTGTTTCTCTTTACAACACATGGAGGCAGCAAGAGGAATTCAACAGGGTTTTACGAGAAGCGCCTTTAGATGAAGTCAACAAAAAAATAGATGAGCTTAGGCAGTCGATAATTGATTTAGACGTTAAATCAAGGTCCGCCGCTAGTGGGATGTCAATGTTTGGCGGATCTGTAGGATTTGCGAGTGCGCAGGCGGCGCAATTGAAGCAAGACTTGCAGGATCTTATTGCAAGGCAGCAAGAGCTTGCTCTTTACGAACAGGCTGGCGTGCGCGTGCGCCCCGGCTTTTACGGCCCTGGTTTTGCGGCGCCGCTGGAGCAAAAACCGCTTAAGAATTTTGAACCTCCGGCTCTGGAAGATGCGGACGAGGGAGAAGCAAAAGCCGCCCGCGATGCAGAACGTCGCGCTGAGGAAATCGCAAGGCTAAAGCGTGCCTACGATTTGCTATTTGCAAAGCGTCAAATTTTGACGGTTGACATGCAATTGCTTGACGCTGCTCGTTTCATTGACCAAGCTCAAAAAGAAAACAACGCTGAAGCGGTTGACGCAATCAGAAGGAAGCAAAGCGATCTTGCATTTGAGAAGGATTTGCTAACGGCAAAGATCGAGTATGACGGAACCGCAAGGGAAATACGGGAAACTTTAGAAGGCCAGCAGAGAGCTATTGCGGAGTCAACAGCCGAGGAGCAGCTAAGGCAATCCATCAGTGTTGCGCTTGGTGAGCAAATGTCCAGGATTTTGACAATCGAACAAGATATTACCGATGAAAAGAAAAAGCAACGGCAAGCTATAGAGGCGGAGCTGACGGATAGAAAGAAAGCCCTTGGGTTGATTTCTGAGGACGAATACAATGCTGCATTGATGGAAAGAGAGGGTAGGAGACTTCGTGAGCAATTCCCTCGTGCAACTGAGGGACAGCGTGCCGAAATGCTCGACCTTTACCGCCAAGAGATCGATCCAACCCCGTTTGAGTCGATGCGGCAAAAAATCACGCAGCTTAAGGATGAACTGCGCACGCTGGTGGATCCAATAAATCAAATTACTGGCGCCGCCACCGCAATCGGCGACGCATTCTCGCAGTCATTTGTCGATGCGATCAGTGGCGCGTCCACAGCCAAAGAAGCGCTCGCAAGTTTCTTCCAGTCGGTTGGAAGCTACTTCCTTGATATGGCTAAGCAGATCATCGCCAAGATGATCCAGATTGCGATCCTGAATAGCGTCGCAAGAGTGCTGCCTGGTCTTGGGTCTAATGCTGGCAGCGGATTCAACCTGACTGGTTTCGGCAATCTGCAGTCTGACGGCATCCTCGGTCGCGCCAACGGCGGCCCCGTCAACGCAAACCAGCCTTACATCGTCGGCGAGCGCGGCCCTGAGTTGTTTGTTCCGTTCCAGCAAGGCAACATTACGCCGAATGAAGAGCTGGAAGCGCAGATGCGTGAAACCAGCTCGATGCAGTTGCCGTTCTCAGAGCAAGCAAGCATGGCGCAGCTTCC